AGCTGTTGCAGCTAGTGTTGTAATATCTGCATGGTTTTTATTAGCAGCTTTACGTAAAGTACCATAACTAGAAGTGTCCCATAAAGCATCAGTACCAATAATTAAATCAATGGCTTCTGTTCTAGTCTCATGGTCACCCAATGCAGCAATAATAGTTGTTGCACCTGCTAATGGTTCGGTTAAGTTAGTTAAGTTACCAACCGCAGTACCAAGCTCATTAGTCTTGACTCTCCATTCCTCAAAGGTATTTGCTGTTGTTACGTTTACTGTTGCCATATTATCTCTCTATTAATTGTTTTAACATATCTTTAATTTCCGATACGTCTTGTTCTACTTTATTTAATCTTTGTTCATCAGCCTTTCCTTTAGCTCTAGCAGCTGAATAAACATTACCCTCACTCCCTATATTTATAATTGCGCCTGACCTTGTATCTTTTACTAAATCACTATGTCCTTTAACTGGTATATGCATTATACTTTACACGCTATAGCTCTAAGCTGTTGAACTTTAGGAACATAACTTGTACCAGTAGACCTAAAGACAATCTTAATATTAAATAATGTAAATGTATCGGCTGGTGTAATAGTATATACTGTCTCTTCATAAGAAGACCCATCTGAAAATGCAACAACACTTAAATCATTTGTTGCTAATATCCAATTTTGTGCATCAAATGTTGATGCTGTATTACCAGATTTATAATATAAATCTACAAACGAACCATTAGGACGATTAATATCTACATAAACTTTAATTGTATCTGATGAATCATTTAATTCTACAGTCTTAGTTACATATTTAGCTAAGCTAGTACCTTCGCCTGGAGTTGTTTCAGCAACAGCACCAACATTATTATCAATCCTATTTGAAATAGTAATTGCTGAGCATCTTTCTAAGTCAATAACTGGCGATAAAAAATCTGATGTTGAATTAAATGTACCACTAAATTCTATTGTATGGTCAGGTGATGCACTAGGCTTAATCACTTTAGGATATAATGGAGTATAATCTTCATTAGCAGTAATCGCTGCTGCAGTTGCTGTTATAGTTCCAGAAGACTCTAATGAATCTTTAACTGTCCATGTTTGAGTGGTATCAGGTAATACAACCTGTTGAATAATCGGATGTATTGTATTCCAAGCTAAATGTTGTGTTGCTTGAACTAAAGTACCACCACCAATACCTGTAGAACTACCGGTACCAGCTGACACAAATGTATATGTATCTCTTGTGATTGCAGTAATTGTATGAGTTGTATTTAAATGAGTAGTAGTATGACCATTAACCGTTGCATCAACTCCAGCTATAGTAACTGAATCAGCAATTTTCATTCCATGGTCTCTATGAGCTACAGTAATATTAGTTGAAGCATTAGTTGTTGTAATTGGATTATTTGTTAATGCTCTTGAAGGTAACGCAGCATTTCTAAGTACACATGTGCGTGAAACTGAAGTATCAAATACCGCTCTGTTAAGAACAAATGTTAAATCTTTATTTTGGTCAGCTGTCCATGTTGAAGCATTTTGTGATTTAAATAATACTCCATTGTATGGTTGCTGTGAAATTCTATTACCGCTTTGGTCTTCACCACCAATCTCAGCATAGCGTACAGTATAATTATTTGAATTAGCAAGAATAACAATTGCATATTCAATTTTATCTTGTAAGAATACTGGTGATGGGAATGTGAAATTTGTTACTGTACTACCATCGGCAGTTACTGCACTAGGATTAAGTGTTACATCTGAGAATGGAACAACCTCTTGGGTTGGGAATCCATTAACCATTTTTCTAATTTGAATTTGCACTGGTATGTTATCATCTTTAGATACAAAGTAAAGACCTAATGAGGTTACAAATGTAGCCTTATCAAGTAATATAGACTGAGCAAGAGGGTCACTCCATGATACAACACCAGAACCAACACTATTTCTTTGAAGTACAGGAGTTCTAGTTGAAATAATAACATTTTCTACTGTTTCAATTAAACCTGCTGCAGTAAAATCTGCAAAAGCAGTTGTACGGGTTAAAGCATCATTATTAGTATTGTCAGAGGTTAATTTAAATTCTTTTGTACCAGCTGTAAATTTAGTTGCACTATTATTAGGTATTAAGAATGAACCTGATACAGCACCATTTGCATCTGTTGTTAATGCACCAGCACCAGATGGATGAGCAACAACACTGTTAATACCTACTAAAGGTGTATAACCCGGTTGAGTTTCAGAAACATAACTTGATATATCAACGCCATCAAAATATGCATAAACTGTAGTATTGGGCATCATACGTGTTGCAGTAAAGTGAACTAATCTTGTTCTCATATATGGAACAAAGTTAACTTCAACTGTTCTATCACCTTGACTAACCCTGGATGTTTCAACTGCAATAGTTGTTTGAATACCTGTTCTTTTCTTACCACTTCTTATACGAGGGGTAGTAGTTTCTACAAAAGACCAAGTACCTCTTGACCTTGCACCATGAGGATTGTGAGGTAATTCAGGACCTGGAGTATAATAACTTTCATGACTTTGCTGACCACCACCGGTCCAATGAGTTTCCCAAGAACCCCATACAGTACCAAGTTGTGGTTGAAGCGCTGCTACCATAGCATCAAATTCACCATCATTATTAATAACAACTTCTGGTCTCCTATCAATATCCATCCATTCATCGGTTGAAGGAGCTAGTGCTACTGAACCTGTCCAGTTGAATACGTCATAAGGGTTAACATTAATGGTACCAGAATATTGTGTTTGTGATATAATCGCAGAACTAGTATATGGTAATGTTATTAAGTCACCTGTTTTTGTTGTGCCTGAACCAGCTGCATGATATGCTAGCGCAGCATTACCTTGAGAAAATGAAGGTCTTAATGTACGATTAGGTATATCAACAGAAGCTCTATATTCTGGTGAACCAGAATTTGACATTCTTGTATTTGCAAATCCATCTACTAAATAACCAGACTTCCACCTTAAACTATAAGGGGATGCTGTATCTAAAATTTGTTTGTTTTGTGCTTCAGTTTCTAAGAAATTAAGAGCAGCATAATATTCTACTTGTCCTATACGAGTATCAAGATGTCCAATATCACGCATTGTATAACGTCTTTGGTCAATATATTCAACACCAACTTCTCCTGGGGTTAATGTATATGGAGGAATACTTAATGTATATAAATGCATTGCATCTTTAGGAATACCTGGTGCTTTTGCATTACGTGATGGAACACCCGGTGAAACACCGAATACACCAGCAGAATTTATATAAACTTTATCCATTCTTGCTAAATATAATTGAATATCAGTTTCAAATTGTGAGTATCTTATAGGAGCAAATGCTGTTTGTGCGCCTGTTCCAGTATAGTTACCACCAGCATTACTTACACGTGGTCTAAAGTCAACTGCACTTCTTAATTCTACACCATCATGTTTAGGAATATCTGCATAGTCAATACCTACATAAGAATCAACTGTAAAGAAGTCACCTGAGGAATGTGAGAAATAATCATATGTAACAGTAAGTGCTACAGAATTAGAAGAAGTTGCTGTGTAATTAGATGTGGTCTTAAGTTTAACCCTTCCTATACCATAGTGAGTATCTGTTTGTCCATTGTCTAAATCAAAGTGTTCGGTAACATCAGCAGAACCTACAGTTTCCTCAACAGATACTATACGATATATGTCTGCATGGCCAAGAGCCATTCCTGTACCAGTAAAGTCATCTAGAGCATTAAATGCTACAGCTTGGTTAACAACTAATGTTTTAGTTTTATGATCTGTAGTTTTAATAACTGGAGCAATTAATCTAACTAATTTGCCAGCAGCTGGTAAGTTAGCTATAATAACATTTGGAGGAGATGCACCATTATTAATTGTAATATCACCTACTAATACTTCTTCACCACCAACTGTTGAGTCAGTATCATTTATTAGAATCCAATTTGTATTAGCTCCTATAGTACCAAACTGTTCGCCAGCAGCTGCAGCAGTAAATGTTGCAGTAAGGCCAGCAGATACTGTTGCTTGAGTAAATATACGATTAGTTTCATAACGATAATTAAAATCATCTGGTTGAGTATCATCAACTTCACTATTACATGTCTTAATTCTATCGTATGGTAATGGATATACTAAAGAGTCCGAACCAATGTTATATGCTGTGGTTGCACCAGAATCAGCGATAGTTGCAGCAAATGTTGTGCCTGCTGCTGTACCTTCACGGTCATCTAGTTGAGTTGCTAGTGTCATTGTACCAGTAAAATCAAATATATGTATTCTATATCTTGATGCTGAAGATGCACCATTACCCGAAACACGTTCGATTGAACGAGCACGGCATGTTCCAACTGAAACACCACTACTATTCTCAATATCTATCTTACCAAATGTAGTAATATCAGGAGTTCCAACCATACTTGTAACTTCAATATAATTATTATGTGTTATCTCTGTAACTTTATCTGTAACTCTTTCTGATGTTCTTGCTCTATCAAAGTGTACATTAGTTGTTGCTAATGTCTGTATTTCATAACCTCTTACATAAGCTTTAGAAGGCTCAACTGCAAGTGATAATTTGGTGGCATCAGGACTTGATGCTTGATGTGTTTTGACAAGGGTTTTAAATGGATTAACATAATAGTTACCAGATTCGTCAAATGTTCTACGAGCTAATACATCTTCTAATTCGTTATAGTCAGGTGACCTTGCATGTTTTGTAATAACACCAGACTCTAATCGAGCTATAAGAACAAAATTACCTGAACTTGCATTAACTGCTTGAGTAGATAGTACTGCTGTAATAGAATAACGATGTGCACCTGGGGCAGACTCATTAGGAGTACCCGTAGCATTATCATTTAATGATGCATCACCACCTGAATTGACAAGGGATTCAGTAACAAGTAAGCCTATATCAAATGATACGCTTGATGTATACTTAGATAATACAATTGTTTTAGCTTTAGTTACAACAAAATGTTTTTTAATATAATAGATACCATCTTCAATAGATACAATTGAACCAAAGCCTGTAGCAGCAGATGCTTTTACTTCGGCTGATTTACTACCTGAAGCAGTTATCGTTGCATTATCTGCAAATACTGTACCACTTATATATTGTACCCATAATGTTATTGGGTCTGAGCCAGAAGCTAGAGCTGCATGAATAACTTTAGCAACATTAGTACCATCAGTAAATTCAGTACCTACTAATTCGGCAACAGTATCATTATTAGCATGAACAGAATCTAATTTTATATAATCAATTTTATTATGAAGATGCACCGCGCCTGGAATAACAACTGAACCATCTTTAAATACATGGTCACCCGTAGATGATATTTGATTTTGTAATGATGATTGAAGCTGAGTTAATTCCCGTGCTTGTACAGCCTTACCTGGTCTAAATAATATCTTTTGATATTTTTCTTTAGGACTTAGACCGTCCGCACCGGCGGTTTCAAAGTCGTCCCAGTATGGTTCTACGTTAAATGCTATTGCCATGTTTCTTTCCTATTAAAATGCGATTACTAATCTTACTGTCTCTACTTGACCTGCTGCTCTCGTGGTTGCTGTTCTATTCTCCACAAACATTACATCACCTGAATTATGATTAATTAAAGGTACTCCTACTGCTGTGATATCATCACCTGCAGAAGATGCACCCGTTGCGCGAGTAAAATGAGATGTAGTAAATGTACCAAAACCTGTAGATTCATTTTGTATATAATGTAATACACCACTAGCGTTATTATATTCTACACATATACCTTTAGCACCAACTGTGCCTGAAGTATGACCTTCAAAAGCAAAGTCAGCAACATATGTACTAGCTAATGCAGCAGGAATTGTTACGCTCTTACATGTATTATATGTATTAGCTTCTGCAACTTGAGCAATAGTACCTGTAGTTGAACCAGTTAGTGTTGTAACAAGAGCTTTATATACTTCTCCAACAACTGGGTCACCACTTGTTGACCCTGCAGTTGCCCACAACGCATCAGTAGTTGTACCTATTGTTAAAATCTTATAAAAGTTACCAACTACCATTGAGGCAGCGGCTGTTACTGTTGTTGGTCCATCATTGGCTTCTTCAATTGGATTTTTAATAAGAGCCAATTGTCTAAAGTCATTTGAATCAGGAATTGTAGCTGATTCATCACCTGTCCATGTAGTATTAATTGTTACATAGTGTGAACGTAAGTCATTATTTGGGTCTTTACCAAATCCACCTGGAGGACCAATCACTGGTCTTACTGCACCATTTGAACCTGAACCACCTGTTACTGTAACAATAGCGTGGGTATAACCCGTACCAGCATTAGTCATTACAATATCTGTAATAGCTCCACCAGTTACTGTAGCTGTAGCCGTAGCACTTGCACCATCACCGACAATAGCCAATGTTGGAGCTGAAGTATATCCAGTTCCTGCAGTAGTTATTTTCATATTATATATAGCTCCATCAACTGCATTAGTCTGTACACTCCATTGATTAATCAATGCTGCGTCAGAACCTCCAGCTGGTGCTTCTTTAATAACCCTACTTGGTATGAATGATGCTGTTAAAAACTTTGTCACATCAGTTGACGGGATTGTATACATGTATTTCCATATATAGCCATCTGTTGCTGAAAAATTAATTATACCTGTTGTTTGAACACCACCTGGTGAAACGTCTGGGTTTGTTGTACTTGCTCCTGCTCCAGATTTCAAACAAAGATAAACGTTATTATTATCTGAAATAACGTGATATACTTTGCCTTCAATGTTGGTGTCTTGGTCATCATATTCTATATACGTAGTACCAGAAACCCATAGGTTCCTTGGTGCACAATGAATAATATCTGTACTAGCAATTTTCTTCATGGCAAACATGTTTTCCCATAAAGTATTATTAGTATAATCATTTTCATATGGGGTTGTTGGAACTGTATCATCAGTCCACGCATTAGGCCGTCCCAAGGCCATATAGAATGTGTTTGATGCAAGACTAGCTAAGAATTTATCTGTTGTATCTAATCTAAATCTGCTAGTTATTATTGCTGCCATGTCTTTTCCTTTATTATGTTATGAAATCACGAGTGAACTTGCTCCACCCAATCCGAATTGTAAACCTATATTGTTATTTATACTATCTTGAACTGTGTATTGAGCAAAATCGCTATTTGGTCCCAAATATCTGAACTTCATGTTCTCCCAATGGTTCCACATACCTATTCTACCGCCACCTGAACCAATATTATAAGTTCCAGTTGTAGTAAATGGTATATGAGTATATGTTTTCTCTAATATATGACTATTAAATTGTACTGGACCAACTTGGAATGCACCAATGTTAATATTAATTTTACCTGCTGGTAGTAACCAACCATATTGTGATGGTATACCCGAGGTTAATAATTTAACTAATATTACAATCTCACCAAAAAACTTAAATCCTGCTGGGTGAATTAATCTTGTAAATGCATTTTTCCAATCAGCTACGTTCTTACCAGTCTTAAGAACATATGAGAATTTTTGGTAGTAGTAAGAGTCTTGTAAATATTTTTTATCTGATAAAAAACCATCATTGGTTAAAAACAAACCTTTAGGATATGTTTTAACCACATCACCATTTGCTAATGCACTTGTGAATGTTAATTTATATTTTGTTGTAGTATCTGAATATACCGCCTCAACATAATCTGTTCCTGGTGTTTGATATACATCATTAACAAATACCACATCATCATCAAATAATGCTGGATTACCACCATCATTATTTCCAGTTACTATTGTTGGTGTTCCACTAATTGTGAAGGTATTTGATGGTGTATAGTTAGCTTGGGTTGCTATGATATCGGTTGTTTGGTCTGTCCAATCTCCATCTGATGGATTAAGTATATCTATAAATGGAAAATATGTTTCAACCTCATCATCATATATCACCCTAAAAAATGATGTAATAGATTCTGGTGTACCCCTACTTCTATAGAACTCAACAAGCCTTTTATAAAATTTCCTTGGGTCTGTAGCAAAGTCTCTTGGTACCGCAATACCAATCTCATTTTGTAATTCTGTAAGGAGACTATCTTCTATAAAATCAATATCTCTTTGGATATCTAATGCATTAAGATAGAATCCTGATTTATTCTGACGCTCTAAATAAAGAGCATATACCTTAAGAAATGAAACCAATTCAGGATATAAAGACTGTATATGTTCAGGTATTAAATCATCTATATATGATGATATATTATATTTACCTAAAGTTGACATTAGTTACTTACCGTTGTATAATCAATACCAGCAGTTGTACCACCAGTAGCCATAGTATCTATCTCTCCTGTTATAGTTGCGGTTGAGGTATTAATAGTTAATAGTTCATTCCTTGTAGGTTTAATGTCAGATGAGGCCGGCTTAACAGTCACGTCAATCGTA